TGTATGACTTACTTACACGTGAAGCCATTAAATCTTTCATCATACTACGAATATCTTTGTTAACTTGAGAGATTTCGTCGCCATATTTCTCTAACATACGCTCATTTACTGCATTAGCTATGTTATATCTACGTTGTGTAGAGCCAACTTTAGTATCTATTATATCAACAGCTGCTTTAGTTACAGCAATTGGAATGTCAATGATACCCATTGCATAGTCTTTACGGAACTCTCCGCTTTCTTTTAGTAATGAACCTAAGGCTTGGTAGCCAACTTTAACGTCTTTAATGAATGACATAATTATAAATGTATTAAGTGAGCCCGCTATTAGATAGATAGCACGATTGCGTGCAGGCATTACGCAAAAATGCTATGAATGTCCAATACAAGTTACAGGGGTATGTAAAAGTTTGGGACATGGTAGGGGCTACTTAGCATAAAGTATCCCTCCCTGAAAAATAGAAATAAAATTTTTTTATAGTATATTTGCATAAAAGAGATAATACAATGGCAAGACAGAATTTTTATGAGCAACAACAACGAGACAATGTTAGATTGCAAAGAAGTCCATATCAAAACAATAGAATGGGGCAACCTGTATCAATGAGAATGGATGAACCAGTACGAAATGAGGAAGAGGAAGATCTTGATGAGCAGGAAATGAAGCAGAGAGATCCTAATGCTCCAGTTTTTAGACCACAACGTAGAGTTCCTGGTCAAGCTGCCTTGCAGAATAGAGCTAATGAGGAAGCTATGATGCGTCAACCTATGATGGGTGCGAATATGAATCCGATGATGCCTATGGCTCCTAATGCACCTTTTGCGTTACCTTACGCTAATCCTTATGTCCAGCAATCAATGGGCAGTCCATTCATGAATCCATACATGCAGCCTATGCAACCTTTAGAAGGAATGGGCCAGAATCGATTAGCTTTTGCTAACAGACTTTTAATGAGATAATAAAATCTTTGATTTTAGTATTGAAAAAAATCGAGGCCTTTCGGCCTCTTTTTTATTTATATTTGTATATATGCTTTTAGAAAAATTATATAGTGATGATGGGGAGATATGGGTGTTTGATGATAATCTATACTTACTTAAGAAATACTTTGATGAATTAGAAGACCTTATGAATAGTGAGGAGTTCTTGTTAGATCAATGTAAAAAAATGGAGTTTGACGTTTCCGACACTAAGATATTTCAAGTAGAAAATCCTAATTATTGTATTAGTTTTGATGGTAACTATACATTGTCCCAACCTAACGGAGGGCGATGGATTTGGTTATATGAGATGCATTTAGAATATTGTGGAGAATAATTACTATTTTTGCACAGAGTATGTATTTATTAAAACTAAATAGGCAGGGGGACATATTCAAAGATGACGATGGGGTTACGGGGATTCCAGAGTTTTTAAAAGTCCTGAAGGCTGATAAGCTTGGATCAACAGCAATGAAGTGGGTAGCACTTGTATGTGACTATGATAGTCCTTACAGACACTTTGTTGAGGAAGAGAGAAAGAAAGCTGTTAGCAAGGATTTGTACGACAAGTATGACTGGTATGGTGAGAAACGTTCAGAAGTACTTGCAGCAATAGATAAGTACAAACAATTACAGTTTGATCCATTGGACGAACAGCTAATTGCTTTTAATAAAAAGATAAGTCAGTTTACGACCTATATGAACAATATGCATATAGATGAGGAAACGGCTGAAGGATTGCAGAAGATAATGATTGGTATTGAAAAGATATACAAAACCAGACAGACTCTTGTAGATGCAATTGAAAGAAGGGGAGAAAGACAAAAAATAGCAGGTGATAAAAAGCTATCATTTTTAGAGAATAAAAAAGAAATACAAGAAAATATTAAATAATGGCAAAGTTAAAAGGTAAACAACGAAAGTTAGACAAAAATAAAAATGGGCGTATAGACGCTCAAGATTTTAAAATGCTTAGGGGAAGCAAAATGTATGGCGGAGGTAAACTCAAAACAAAGATGAAATCTGGTGGCCGCCTAAACCAGCATCGTTAACATTAAATAAATAAATTAGACATGTTTAGAAAATTAAGACGTAAGCTAAGACGTAGAGGCAGTAAATTAGGAGCCGCTAAATTAGCTAGAGCTTCCCGTAGAGGATCTAAAGCAGCTGCAAGTTCATTAGTAAAAAAAGTAGCTAGAGGAGTTAAAAAAACAGCTGATCGTGGATTAAGCGCTGCTGCTATTGCAAAACGAAGAGCTGCAAAAGCTCGTCTTAGGGCTGGTGCAATTGGAAAGGCTGCAGCTACTGCTGGTAAAATGGTTAAAAAGCCATTAAGACGACCAGGTAAAACTGCAGCTAGCGCTGTAAGAGGCGTTAAAGGAATTGCTAAAAAAGCTATAAAAGGAAACGTTAAAAGAACTAAAAACGTAGTTAAAAAGGTTACTGGCGCACAAAAAAAAGTAAGAAGAAAATTATTTGGTGGCGTTAGACGTAGACTTAAAAAACGTTTTGGGTTTGATGCTGGTGGTCGTTACGATCAAAAGATGTATGGCGGAGGCCGTATGGGTAGTGCTGACAAAGATTTTATGGGTGGAGGTATGATGAAAAAATCATACGGACACGGTGGTAAAAACAAGTCAGGCGGAAGCTATCGTCAATTAGACTAATGTCTAAAAATAAAAAGCCCGATTTAAACAACCTTAGATATAGGTATAATAAACTATACAAGAAGGGTGATTATCGAAAGGCAAAACAGGTAAGTGATTACGCCAAGTCTATACATGGATTTGATATAGACGAGGCGTTTCACTCTAACCTAGAAACAAAACAGGATCCACGTGATCCTTTTGGTATAGGTAAAACAAAGAGAATAAAGTATGGGTAGAGCAAAAAAAGATCCACAAAGGTATAGGCCAGTTGCAAATCATGGTCATCCTGATCTTAGCCCTGACTCTGTAGCTTACCAAGAATATTGGGAACAAGAGCTTGATAGATGTATCAATGGCTTTAAACCCAAAGGAATGAATAAAATATCAGGTAAATATTATTTTTACTTGAATTATTACAAGATACTCGGAAACGATGGTTCAACAGGATCACGTAAAACTTTAATAAGTCCCTGGTATCGTCAAATGGATCATGAATACTTTGATACGTTTGAGCAATGTAAAGAAGATGGAACAGGTATGATTGTGATCAAAGCCCGTGATAAAGGTTTTAGTTACATGAACTCTGGGATGATTGCGCATGAGTATACGTTCTTTCCATTTAATGATGTAGGTATAGCAGCTGGTCTGCAAGCTACAGCAGATGCGTTCTTTGATAAAACTAAAAAAGGTTTGAATGGACTACACTCCAACTTCAAGCACTCTGTTCTTAAAGATACAGACGGTATATTACGATCTGGATACAAGCAAAAGAACAAAGATGGTAAGTGGGAGATAGGAGGTTATCAATCTACGATAATATGCAGAACAATGGATAATCCAGAAGTATTTAAAGGTGAGCGTGTATCTCTTATGATATTTGAAGAGGCTGGAGAGTTCAAGCATTTAAAGAATGCGTATATGTCTTCTAAGGCTTGCTTCATGGACGGGAACTTACAGTTTGGCGTTCCTGTAGTTGGAGGTACTGGTGGTGACATTACGAAAGCCTCCAAAGATTTTATGGACATGTATTATGAGTCAGATGCTTATAATCTTGTGCCTATGTTTATCCCAGCGTCTAGAGCTTATTATGGATTCTTTGACGTGGATACAGGCGAAGAGCACGTTACCGCAGCAGAGGAAGAACTTATAGAAGAAAGAGATAATATTTCTGCATCAGGAGATAGAGAAGCTTACAACCTTCATATTCAAAACTACCCACTAACTGTACAAGAAGCATTCTTAAATACAAAGACTGCAAGATTTGATAACTCTTTGTTAAACGCTCAGAGATCTAGAATACTTGGCAGTAAAGATTACAGAAGTCAAATACAATCAGGATTTTTAGATTGGGAGTTTGATGAAAACGAAGAGTTTGTAGTTAGATGGAGACCACATCCAGAAGGACCTTATAAAATACTACATCACCCAGAAACACAATACAACCATTTAGATATAGGTGGGATTGACTCATACGATCAAGATAAAGCAGGAGCATCTGATTCTTTGGGATCAGCAATAATATACAGAAGGTTTCTTGATACTGATCATGCGCATGACTTAGTCATTGCAGAGTATACAGATAGACCTGATAAAAAAGAAGACTTTTGGGACGGATGTTTAAAACTAGCAATATATTACAATTCAAAGATGCTAGTAGAATATACCAAGATAGGTATATTGGATTACTTTAAACGTATGAATGCGTTAAAGTATTTAAAAGAAAAACCAGAGTCTGCACACAACCCTGGTACAAAAACAAGAAATAGATATGGTGTGCATATGAATAAGCAGGTAAAAGCTCTTATGGAAGATCTAATGGATGACTACATAAGAGAAAGCGTAGATGACATTTGGTTCTTAGATTTAATAGAAGAATTGTCTGTATACGGAACAAGAAATACTGACCGAGCTATAGCTTTTGGTTTATGTTTAATACACAATGTAGACAACTATAGAGTGCAAGCATCGGAAAAAGAAGAACCAGTAGAAGACTGGGGATTTAAATATTACGAATTAGATAGAAACGGAGTACCACAAATAAAAGATTAATCATGGATAATAAGAAGTATTCATCATTCCCACAACACTTTATATCAGAAAAAGAAAAAACAGAAGAATGGTGTGATCAATGGATAAATGCAGTAGTAGGGTATATGTCATACTCGGAGTCTCCATACAAAAACTCAAGAGTACATGACATACAAAACTACAACATTTACAATGGACACATTGAGCTTAATGACTTCAAATATATTACCGAACAATACGGTATGGCTTATCCAGCTAGATTAGTTAACTATCCTATTATATCGCCTAAGATCGATTTATTAGTTGGTGAAGATCTTAGAAGACCTATGGACATCAAAGTTAATACAGTAAACAAAGAAGCTGTAATTAGAAAACAAGATGTTAAGGTATCACTAATTATGAAAGAGCTTGTTGGTGATATACAAAAAGACTTTCAAAAAAGCGTTGGCTTTGAAATACCTCAACCAACAGACATGGAGCTTCCTGATGACATAGAGGTGTATATGCGATACAACTATCGTGAGATGGTAGAAGAAACAGCTCAAGATGGTTTGGAATATTTGATTAGCAGATACAACTATAGAGATATATTCAAAGAAGGGTTTAGAGATCTTTTAATTACTGGTAAAGAGTTCTATCGTGTTGAAGTAAGAGATAATAATCCATTTGTGCGTAGAGTAGATCCAAGATCTATTGTATATGATATAAGTGGTAATAGTGATTACTTAGATACATCAAGCTGGGTAGGTGAAGAAAGATGGTTAAACTACAATGAAATACTTGATGAGTTTAGAGATGAGCTTGATGCAGAACAGCTGCAAGAGCTTTCTGACATGTATCAAGTAGGATCGCAGGATGAGCTATCGTCTTATAATGATCCATTTGATTGGTTAGATTATGAAGATGGTCACGAAGTAAAAATTAGAGTTGTATATGTAGAATGGAAATCAATCAAAGCTTTAAAGTTTAAGATTTCTGAAAACAAACATGATGAGTCTAGGCCATTTATGAAGCAAGTTCCAGATGATTACAAAGCACGTAAAAATGAAACTGTACAAACAAAGTACGTTGATGATATTTGGGAAGCTACAAAAATAGGTGGCAAGATATTAGTAAGAGCAAGACGTAGACCTAACCAAGTTAGATCGGTGGATGACGTAGGTTCTACTCCTTTGTCATATGTAGGTGTAGTTAGAAATAACACAACTGGTCGTAGCGTATCTATGGTGTCTTTACTTAAGAACGTACAGATGTTGTATAATGTTGTAATGTATCAAATTGAATTAGCATTAGCAAGATCTGGTGGTAAGGCGGTAGTATATGATGTATCACAACTACCTACTAATATAGGTATGGATATACAATCTGTTCTGTATCACTTAAAAACTGA